CAAACCATCTCAAAAGCCAAAATTGGTCGTCAATAACGCATGAAAAAATGGGACACCGCCTGTCTTGACTGGGAAGACAGGATCGTTAAACGTGAAAGTCTCATTAAGGTACCGCCACTATTCAAATCTGAGGCTGAAGAAGCCCTGGAGGTGTTCAATGAGCTTTGCGTGGTTGATGTTGTTGGCAGCCCAAAAATTGGAGAAATAGCCAGGCCCTGGATTTTTGATCTCGTCAACGCGGTGTTCGGGTCATACAACCCAGAGGCCGGAAGACGTTTGATTCAGGAGTTTTTCTTGCTGATTAGCAAAAAGAACTCCAAATCGACCACAGCGGCACAGATCATGCTCACCGCATTGATTCGAAACTGGCGTGAGTCTGGCGAGTTCCTGATTCTAGCTCCAACCATAGAGATTGCTAACAACAGCTTTGTACCAGCCAGGGATGCGATCAGCGCCGATGAAGACCTGGCCAAACTGCTCCACGTACAGGATCACACTCGAACCATTACCCATCGGCTGACCGGCGCCACATTAAAGGTGGTTGCTGCGGACAACGAGACAGTTTCTGGGAAGAAAGCTATCGGCGTCCTGATCGATGAGCTTTGGCTTTTCGGTAAGAAACACAACGCCGAGAATATGCTAAGGGAGGCAACCGGCGGCCTGGCATCGAGACCAGAGGGTTTTGTTATCTACCTGACCACCCAGTCAGATGAACCGCCTGCAGGGGTTTATAGGCAAAAACTGATGTATGCCAGAGGTGTTCGCGACGGCCGTATCGAGGACAAAAAATTTCTGCCGATACTGTATGAGTTCCCCAAAAAGATGATCGATGCCGATGATCATTTGAAGCCAGAGAATTTCTACATCACCAACCCAAATCTGGGCGCATCGGTTGATGAAGAATTTCTTGAGCGCCAACTAAAAATAGCTTTGAACGATGGCGCCGAATCGCTGGCTGGATTCATGGCCAAACACCTGAATGTAGAGATCGGGATCTCGCTGCGCTCTAATCGTTGGGCTGGCGCTGAATTCTGGCAACAGTGTGGGATAAAAAAATTAACACTGGACGACCTCATTGAGCGATCAGAGGTGATCGACGTTGGCATCGATGGCGGCGGGCTTGATGATTTGCTTGGTTTGTGTGTCTTAGGCAGAGAAAAAAACACCCAGCGATGGTTATCCTGGCATCACGCGTGGGCTCACCCATCCGTGCTTGAGCGCCGCAAATCAGAAGCTCCACGGTTTAAAGATTTTGAGAAAGATGGAGACCTGACCATCGTCCCTATGATCGGTTTAGATGTGCACGAGGCCTCAGATATCGTCGAGAGAATATATCTTGCTGAGCTGCTGGATAAAATTGGTGTCGACCCGATTGGCATTGGCGCGATCCTTGATGAACTCGAAGATCGGAAGATCCCGGAAGAAAAAATAATTGGTGTTAGCCAGGGCTGGCGCCTGGGTGGAGCCATCAAGACCACTGAACGCAGGCTTGCACAGGGAACCATCAGCCATGCCGGCCAAAATTTAATGGACTGGTGCGTAGGCAATGCCCGGGTAGAGTCCAGGGCAAATTCGATGTTGATTACCAAGCAAGCTAGCGGCACCGCCAAAATCGATCCGCTAATGGCCATGTTTAACGCTGTCACGCTGATGGCTTTAAACCCTGATGCGATGACCGAAAAATATCAAATGTTTGCGCTTACGTGAGGAAATTATGCAATACGCCTACACCTTATTAGATTGTAAAGAATTTCACGAAGAAATTGATGTCGTCAAAGTGACTGGCATGGCTTCAACACCAACACCAGACCGAAGCCGTGACATTGTTGAGCCATTGGGGGCGGTGTTCGAAATACCGATGCCGTTGCTTTGGATGCACGGGAGCGATAAGCCTGTTGGCACAGTCTCATTTGCCAAGGCGACCAAGAAGGGACTGCCATTCGAGACAGAAATCCCCAGGGTAACAGAGCCAGGTAACCTCAAAGACAGGATCGACGAGGCTCTGCAATCACTCAAATATAAATTGATCACCGCTGTATCTATCGGCTTCCGCCCTCTTGAGGATGGCATGGAGTTTTTAGACAACGGCGGGATTCGTTTCAATTCGTGGGAATGGCTGGAGCTATCGCTTGTCACCGTTCCCGCTAATCCAGAGGCCCGCATTGAAGTGGTCAAAGCGATTGATCGAAAAGCCATGGCCGCGTTAGGCATTAAGGCTGATGATCGTTCGAGCCTCTTTCCCGGCGACTCGGGTCGGCGCCATCGGCGTCCAATTCAATTAATACCGAGGAAGCAATCATGAGTTTAGCAACGCACATTAAAGAGCTTGAAAACACACGGGCGGCAAAAACTGCTCGCATGAATGAATTGACCCAAAAATCGATTGATGAGGGTCGTTCTTTCGACGAATCAGAGGTTCAGGAATTTGATGAACTGGATTCAGAAATTAAACAAATCGATGAAGACCTGGTTCGGTATGGTCGGTTGATGAAACTGCAAGGTCAATCAGCCCAGCCTGTCGACGCAGGCACCAACGCCGATCCTGTAAACAAAGCTGTCGGCAATACGGCATCGGGTCGGTCTAACGTCGCCATTATTGCCGGCAAAAAGGACAAAGACGAAGACTTTGTCGGCCAAAACTTCACGCGCAAGATCATCGCCAGGACAATTGCAAAAATGGATGATATGTCGCCGGCGGTGGTTGCAGAGAGTCGCTGGGGCAAAACAAACCCCCAACTGGTTGAGGTAATCAAGGCGGACGTAGCGGGTGGTGGCACCGGGTCTGGTGAATGGGGTGCGGAGCTCGTTCAAAGTGACGGGCGATTCACCGGCGATTTTATCGAATTTCTCTATGGAATGACCGTCTATAATATGCTGCCGCTTCGAACTGTCCCGACCAACGTCACGATTAAAGGTCAAGACGGCCAGGCTACCGGTTATTGGGTTGGTGAGTCAAAAGCTATCCCGGCCAGTAAGGCGGATTTTAATACCGTCAATCTCACATCATTGAAAGTTGCCGCGATCAGCGTGTTGTCTAAAGAACTCATTCGCGAATCCAGCCCGTCTGCAGAGCAATTGGTCAGGGATGCACTTGCCGAGGCTTGTGTCCAGCGCATAGACACCACGTTTATCAGCAATAATGCTGCAGTGGCCGGGACCACGCCAGCAGGCATTTTAAATAACATCGCTGCAACTGCCTCATCGGGTACCGATGGTGATGCTGTTTTGAATGATATTAAAGAGCTGCGCTATCGTTTTATCACGGCAAAAAACTCAGGCGGTCTCTACTGGGTTATGAATCCGTCCCTGGCTTCCTCTTTGTCGTTAATGCGTAACGCCCTGGGTCAACGCGAGTTCACGGAGATCAACCAGGATGGTGGCCGGCTTGAAGGCGATCCGGTGGTCACAGGTGATAATGTCAATGCCAATTATCTGGTGCTGGTCAAACCTTCGGATATTTATCACATTGATCCACAAGGGATTGAGGTCAGCGTTTCCGAGCATGCGACCATCGAGCAAGCTGACAACCCCACCGGCGCATCGGATACGCCCGCAGATCAAACCCAGGGCATCGTTGGCATGTTCCAGACGGAATCTATGGCGATCAAAGCCGTGTTGCCGATCAATTTCCAGCGCAGACGTGAATCAGCGGTGGCGTGGATAAACGATGCGGATTACGGCGGCGTTATTTCCACATAACCAGGGACAGCGGCGGCCCTTCGGGGTCGCCAGCTTGATTGGTTATTTAAATAATTTATAGCGGGCAAAACACGATGAAAGTAAAGACCCTGAAAGCGCATCCCTATGCTGGTAAACGCCGGAAAGTTGGCGCCGTTTATGACTGCCTGCCACGATTCGCAAAAGTATTGAAGGTTATCGGTAAGGTTGAATATTATCAGCCGCCGAAAAAACAGGTCGCGGAAAAGTCCGAAGTCATTGAGCAAAAACAGGGAACTGATGGAGACAAAGCCACTGAGCAGATAAAGCCTGCGACTGACCAGGAGTCAGCAAAAACAGAAGCAAAAAAAGAAGACGACGAGAAAACCACGCCCCAGGCGGAACCCGCCAAGCGAGGCAGGGGCAGGCCACGCAAAAACACCTACAAAACCACTGAAATGAAAGCCGAATGAGATTGTGGCCCAAAAAAAAACCGGCTGTTGAGAAGGCCGCCAGCAGTTTAGACAATCAAGGCTGGACCAGTATTTTTGACTGGCGCCCTGGTGCATGGCAGCAGCATGCCGCTCATAACTCAGAGAGCAGCGTGTTGTCTTACCCCACAGTTTTTACCTGTTCCACATTGATTCAAAGCGATATCAGCAAGCTGCGCCCCACTATCCAGCGATTAGAGAATGGCGTTTGGCTTGAGACAGACCACAAAGTTCAGAATTTATTATTAACGCCAAATGATTACCAAAACCATATCCAGTTTAAAGAATGGTGGATCAATTCAAAACTTAATCATGGCAATACCCTGGCCTACAAGATCAGAGACAACAGGGATAATTATAATCAACTGCACCTGTTAGACCCGCTGAAAACATCAACGTTGGTAGCAGAAAATGGTGACGTGTTTTATCGGTTAAACGAAGACCCCCTGGCCAAATTGGAAGACGGTCAGATTGTTGTACCTGCTACCGAGATAATCCACGACAGATTTAATTGCCTGTTCCACCCTCTAGTTGGTTTGTCGCCAATATTTGCTGCGGGCACCTCGGCCACAACGGGCCTGACCACGCAAAAAAACATGAAAAACTTTTTCGCCAACGGCTCAAACCCTGGGGGTGTACTAACGGCGCCGGGCCCCATCAGTGATACCACAGCCAAGCGTTTAAAAGAATACTGGCAGGCGAACTTTTCTGGCGAAAAGTCTGGCAACGTTGCCGTTGCCGGTGATGGTCTAAAATATGAGCCAATGAGAATGACCAACGTTGATGCTCAGGTTCTGGAGCTATTAGGCTGGAACGATCAAAAAATATGTGGGGTGTACCACGTCCCAGCCTATATGGCTGGTGTTGGAGCTATGCCGTCGGTTGATAATATTGAGGCATTGACTCAGC